TTTTTACATCTGCCATCTTTTCTTGTTCGTAAGCTAGATCTCTTCTAAGATCTTTTATCTCAACTTCTTGTATTTTTATGATTGCTAATTGATTAGCATTGATTGTGTCAGTTAAATTGACAACGTATTTAACGCCAGTGAATGTCCCAAAAAGAACGGATGCTATGACAGGTACTAATACAAAATTCTTTTTGAATAACTCTGCAATGTTCATATCTATTATTTTAATATTAACTAATTGCTAAGACAGCAATTATAATAACCACAGCAATAGCTAATTTTTTATGATCAGTTATTATGTGTTGTATTTCAGATTTAATTTTTTCCATTTTTATCTCCTTTTTAGAACTGTATTATACCTAACATTTCCATCTTCTTCTAGCCTGTCTTAATCTAGAATTAGGATCTTTAGCAGCTTTTGGAAACATTTTCATTTGTCCAGCACTTCTCGCACAAAAAGACTTACGTCTTTTAGCATCTTTAGAACCTTTTTTAACTGTACCTGTTACTGCTGTTTTTAATTTAGATCCGGGATTCTTTTTTCTATAGGCCATGACACCTTTTTCTGTCATCCCTGCACCACTCTTTGTAGATCTAAAATTACTTTTATTTCTACGTGGCATGCCACCCTTTTTAAATCCTAATAATTCAAGAGTATACTCATGCATGAGTATTAGCCGTTGGTAGTAGTAAGATTAGGTCCTGAGTATTTATCAGTTAATAATGTATAAGCTGCAATATTTGTTTTTGTCTTGCAAAAAATTCCATTTGGAAAAACAATACCATCATCTGGAAAAGAAAAATTAACTAAATCTCCAGTAGGTACATCTGCAATAAATAAAGTAACCCCTACATTTGAAGTTGTAGTTAACTCTAAAACACCAGCTCCACCACCATCACTAGCAACAATAATTCCCTTAAGTCTTATTGGCTGTGCAATAATTGCGGCTGCGCCTGCAGCAGCAGTTGATCTTGTTGCTTGTATATCTCCTCTAAACATAAATTCTCCTGTGTTTGTGGCTCCCGAAGGAGCCACTAATTATTTATTAACTCCAAGGATTAGCAAATGCTCCATTACCAATCAATTGTGCTTCTATTTGCCAGATTAAACCAGCAACTGCTCTACATTTAATGTGAGCACCTTCTAGTCCACCTTTAGTAGTAGCAGTCAAAGTAAGAGTGTCAGTTCCACCAGCAGAAAAAGCTGTAACTGCTCCTGGATCAGTAGCTGTGTTATTGTAAATAGCCATTCCTCTAAACACATCAGCTAATGCATGACCTGCTGAAGCACCTGCGTTTAAAACAAAAGTGTTTGCACCTGTTAAACTTGCAGTTACAACAAATTCATAAATCATCCCTACATTGTTTGCAGAGTTCGGATCAGTTCCTGGTCCAGCAACAGCACTGTTAGCTGTTGAATTAATGTCGGGTAAATTAAAAACAGTATTGGCATCGCTTATTGTTAATACTTTACCTTGGTATTCATCGATATTAGTTTTACTGTCAGCAACAGTTCCTGTTATTGCTTGTATCATATTTGGACCAATTCCAATAAATCCATTTTGGGATCTTATTGGTCCGTCAAACGTTGTTCTTGCCATAATAGTTTCTCCTCTATAGCGGTTAAATAATGTAGTCTCTATAGCGTCTGCCCAGACAGTCTACAAAATTATTATTTTCTAGGTCTTTTTATTATACATAAAAAAAGGGGGGCTTGAAAGCCCCCCTTTAAATATTAATACTGTTATAAAGTATTAGCTAGTCGGTAAATTTCCGTTACCAAATATAGCTCTAGGGTCAGACCAGCCGTAGCTGTATCTTTCTCTAGCTTTAAATCTAACGTTTCCAGTATCGAAGTCACCTTCCATAGCAGTTTTCAATGGTGCTCTAACGAAGTGTTTAAGTCCATTAGGTACATCAGTCAAAAGATAGAATGAATCTGTATCAGTTAAAAAGTTATTCACTCTGTAACCTTGAGGTACCATTCCCATTTGATAGATAGCATTGATATCGTTATCTGCAGTACTTGTTCTATTAGGAGATTTCATCAATCTTTCAGCTGTGAATTGTAATTCTTTTGGAATTATCATTTTCATTCCCTGAAGAGCGATTCTTAAACCTCTTTCATCAACAAATCCTGCGATGTCAATTAACGATTGCTCTAGTGAAGTTTCGTTCAAGTCAGATGGAGTAGCTAATCTGTTACTAAAAGTACCGCCAGTAGCTAGTGGGTGAGCATTATTAATTAATGATACTCCGTCTCCACCTGTTACTGCAGTAAATTGAGCTTGGTTTAGTACCTGCGCTGCTTTTACTTGCTTCGTATTCGACATAGATCTTGCAAGAGCTCTTGTGTATCTTGCAGCTAATCTGTCGTATAGGTTATCTTCGATTGCTTCTTCCGTGATAGCAAATGCTAAAGCGATTGTTTCGTGTGTGTAACGTGCAGTAAATGTTTCTTGTGCATCGTCAAAAACAACTCCAGCGCCCTCTTGTTTAGTGGGTGCAGAAGCGAAACCGCTTAACATTACTTCTTCTTCGAAAGCTCTGTCAGATGTTTCAGTCATGAAAATCTCTTTATCTTGATTTTCATATCTGTTGTATTCCAGGCCAAATAAAGCATTTAGACCTGGCTCTAGTTCTTTAACTAGTTGTGCTCGTGATATAGCCATAGTTTATTTCCTTATATGTTGACCTACGCCAGACCGACTGTTGCCTGTCTGTAGAAGTGATTGTTTATTCTAACAAGAATATTCCCGTTAGCTGCTGATTCAGTGCTGTTAGCTGGATCTTGCGAAATATCAATTGCTTGAATTACGTAAGTAACCTGCGTTCCTGACTCTGAGTAGTCTAGCTGAACTTGAGAGTTCCCTGTTTGTGTTACACCAGTTGTGTTAGTAACTGAATAGTTTTTAAATAAATCCGCAGCACTAAAAGTACCATCAGAATCCACTAAAAAAACTGCATCTGGATCGTCTACAACAAAGGCAGTTATTCCGCCCTGTGTTGGAGTTACGCCACCAGGATAATAGTTTTTCCAAGTTGGTTTCTGAGTTGTTGGATCATTATAAAAACATCCGTTAAATACACCCACAACAGCGTTAGAAGTGTTTGCTGTATGTCTTTCAACATTTCCAGCGGCAGTTGGTATAACCAAATCCCCTTGAAATATTGCAGTTGCATAACCTGCTGCTATTCTATATCTGTTCTGAGCTCCAACTAATGGTGTTCCGTCTAGTTTTCTGTAAGGTCTAAGACCGAACTTTTCTGATACGTTTGCCATGTTGTTTGTCTCCTATTAAACGTTTGTTAATTTAAGACCACTGTAGGTATTGCAAAAAGATTACTTCTTGTTTCTACCACCAAAGGTCACTCTGGATTGCCTCTCAATATTGATTGGCATCTCCGGGTGCTGTTCCTTCATAAGATCTGAATCAACCGCTTTCATTCTGTCGTCTGTTAGCCTTTTAAAATAGGCTGCACGTTGTTCAAGTATCTCTGTCGGTATCCTTGCCAGCACAAGGCCCCCAATCCCGATTAACCCCCTATGTTTGCCTTCTTCAAGAACTGGATATCCATGACTGTCACCTATTTCACTTATTAGTGTGGCAGCAGTTACAAATTCCCAACCCTCTCTAAGTTTTCTTGATACATTTGTTGCATCATCAAAACCTTGAATGGTAGTTCTTATCCAACGATGAGAAAAACCATGTGGTGCATCTGGGGCATCCAAACTGGATGATGGAGTCCAAGATTTAGGAGCTTCTTTTTTGCTTCTATCCTCTGAACTGCGTGAAGTTTTGTCTATTTTTGTCATAATTAATTATCCTCCTTCACGTATCTAGCATATTCCTCTAGTGGCACGCCTAATCTTTTAGCAATAGCTACCTGTGATTGCGAGAGTTTCACAGTTTTGCGTCCCTGTTGCTTACGACCAGCCGAAGCAACCGTTTGGACGGGTTTCGGTTTCTCCTTTTCAGGCTCGTCATTAGCACCAAAACTACTTGGAAAATATTTCCGTAGTCTTGTATTTACTTCAGTATAATACTCATCACTGTCCAGTTCAAGCCCCTCTTGAGCTAAATTATTATGAATAGTGATTGCAGCATTAGTCATGACGTCGTCATCCCCAAACCAAGTATTTTCTTCAGCCCATTTCTTAGCTTTAGGTGTAATTGGTTGTTGGGTAGGTTGAGTCTCTAGATTGTTTGCTTCAACGTTTGTTGTTGATTTAACTTCTTCTTCTTTTATCTTCTTCTGCTCTTCACGATTTCCCATCTCTAATCTAGCTTTTTCTTTTTCTACAGCTAATTGAGTTAGTCTATCGTTTGCCTCCATGATTTTATCAGTATCTTGCTTTTCAATAGCATCACGAAGTACGTTCTTGACCTGTTCTCTTTGAGCATCCACTCTAGCATCAAACTCTTTTAAGTGTTGATCCTCTGAAGTATCAGCTTTTCTGACAGTAGTGTCATACTTTTTTTGTAAACCCTTAGCAAAATCTAAAGCAGCTTTTTCTCTTCTTTCAGCTTCTCTGTATTTTCTAGTAAGCTTATCAATTCTTTTTTGATAGTTGTCAGAATGTTTAACTAAATTGTCTTCTTCTTTAACAAGTTTTTCTTCTTCTTTAACAAGTTTAACTTCTTCTTTAACAAGTTTAGTTTCTTCTCCTGTCTCTTCTATTTGAAGTTCTTCTTTTTTTTCTGGTTCTTTAGTATGGGCTGTCCCACCTAAATCAACTTCCCCTCTATCAAGATTGGGTAATTCTTCTTTTTTTTCTGGTTGGTCTAACTCTATTACTGTTTCATTAGAATCATCAATATCTAAAGGAACATCACTTTCTTTTTTCATTAGTGCTTCTGCACTATAGTCTTTTACTTCTGCCATTTTATCCTCCTAAAATAAACGGAGAATATCTTCTGGCTTTTTGACTGTTCCTATAATCTCGTCATCATTGAGTATTCGGTGTTCACCGAATTTAGTTTGAAATCGTGAGCCGGCATATCTACCATAAATGATAAAGTCGCCTTCTTTACACCAAGCACCTTTGGGAAATTTACTTTCATCTTTATAACAAAGATCACCCATTTTAACTACAAGGGCAACAACTGTTGTCATCTGTATTTTATCTGATGTTTCTTCGGTTAATAAAAGTCCACCTTTTGTTTTTTTATGTCCAGACCATGGTCTGACTAACATTCGGTATCCTACTGGGTTTGGTATGATTTCAAGATATTCTTTGATGCCTTGTGGATCTGTAGGTACTTGATTTTCTTCCTTAGCTTCTTTAAATTCAGCTGTAGGTTGTTCAATCATTGTCGCCATCGTTATCCTCCTTTTGCAGGTTTTTAATATCCTGAAGCAGCGTTTCTAAAGCGCTGAGTCTGCCTCGAGCATACATCAGTTTATCCATGGAATCAACCCCATAGCAAAGATGTTCTTTTGTCACATCTATTTCTTTTTTAATTAGATTTTTAAAGGTATCAAATGAAAATGGGTCAATCATATTTTATATATTTTCATCTTTGTTAGATAAACAAATTTTATGTTCTCCCTTATCTATAATTTTAAAACCAAAATAATTTAGCATCTGAGTAATTAAAGGCATATCAAATGTAGGGTAATCATCAAAAACAAAACGAGTATGAGGTGCAGCTCTATCTGCAAACCAGAGCGCTTCTCTAACTACATCTTTAGTCATATGGGGACCATCAAAATGAACAAAAGCATATTTTGAATTTTTATGATCTGGATGATTCATAAAATCTATATCAGTCATATTAGCTAAGGTAAATTGTCCTTGATTTCTGTACTTATATAAATCGTTTAATAAAGTATCTCTCATCTGATCTGTATAATCAAAAGACTTAGGCTCAGTGGTATCGTAATGTTGGTACTCTAAATTTGCATAAGGATCTACACCAACATGTATGTAATTATTTCTAACACTATTTAATATTATTGCTGAACCAAGTCCTTGTCTAACACCTATCTCACAAGATTTATAACCTTGGCAATTAAAATCCTTTGCCCACTTTGTTAGTAGTTCGTATTCTACGCTATCCCCTTCAATCATAAGGAATTTTTACAACTAATTATAGGGTTTGTAAATAGATTTTATTTGACCTTTATCCACAAGCTTTTTAAGATCCCCTTTATTCATTGTGGAATAATTTACTTTAACTTTAGGGGCTTCAGGCGCACACTTACATCTTTTTCCAAAGATTTTATCTATTAATTTTTTAAACATTATATTTTCTGCATATCAGGATTTTTTGATAACATGTTTTTTTCCGCTCTAGGTCTTGCAATAGAATCTTTACTTCTTTTTCTAAGTTGAGCAATAGCAGAATCCTTTAATCTTTTTTCTCTAATTTGCTTTTCTAGATCTCTAGCTAGGTTCATTTTTTACCGCCCTTAAATATTTGTGTTCCCTTAATACCATAAATACTTGCCACGACAAGAATCCATAAATTTGTAAACCATTTAGGAAGCTCTGAGAACATTTCGAAAAACAGTTTTACTTTGTCCATCGCTGTCGGATCATCACTTACAACTGCCCAGGCCAAAATTGCTATAGGGGCCGAGAGCACAATAAGAACGGCCTCGTCCTTCCAATCTGATTGACGTGCTTCTAACAATTTTCCTTGGTAAGCTTCTTTACCTTCGGCCATACGAGATGCATGCATAAGCTGTGCATCAGACATGGCTATCTTTGTTTTTTGCTTGTTAGCGTAAATTTTTGATCCTGCAGAAACTGCTAATTTGATTGCTTGAAACCACATTAAAATACCCCTTTAAATTTAGTTCCCCTTAAAGCAGATCTTCCACCTCTGGAGAATTTTACTGGAGGTACTTGTGGGTTAGGTCCTCTTAGTGGTGGTGGACCATAGGGTACTCCACCGCCTTTATTTAATTTTAATTTTGATAATGTTTTAGCTTGACCTGCATGTAATTTAGAAGCTTTTTTTAAAGCTGTAACAACACCATTTACTTTATTCTGTGTACTAATCATTTTACCTTTTTTATAAGCTTTAAAATTATCAAATTGTTGTACTGGTTTTACTACAGGTTTTGATCTGGTAGTTTTTTTAGCTGTAGTTTTACAGGGTGGATTACTTCCATCTGGACATTTTTTGTTTTTTTGTCCGCCACCTTCACCGCCACCACCGGCAGGGCCTGTTGCTACATTTCCTGTTGTTTGCATCTCTCCACCAAGAAGATCTTCCTCTCTTGCTGTTTTTTCATTTTTTGATTGCCACGAAGATTTTAATACCTTATTAATACCCCAACTTAAAGGTCCTATTGTTGGAATTTGTCTAGGCCCTGGGTTAACTGTTACTGTTGCTGGTCCTGTGGTAACTCCACCCCCAGTTCTTGGATCTCCATCGCTTCCACCATAACCAACACTTTGATTTCCAGCAGATAAACTTGCATCATTAGCTGCTTCTGAACCAAAATCTCCTGTATCTACAGAGTCTCCTTTTTTTAATTTAGCCAGCTTACCTTTTTTAGCTGAATCCATTGCAAACTTTTTTGCAACTTTAGGTTTCTCAGCGTATAAATATCTTCTTTGTTTATCTGATTTAAAAGGCATTAGTTTTTATTTTTATCTCTCATTTTTTGAACTCTTAATCTTTCTTCTGCAATCATTCTATTCTGAGCTAGCTTAGTTTCAGCAATTCTAATTCTTTCTGCTGCTTGGTCTTCATTATCTTCTAGCTTCATCTTCTCAATATCCATTCTTTCATCAAGAGTTTCTTGTTGAAGTTCATTAGTCATCATATCACTTTCACTTCTTCTCTGTAACTCCATCGCTTTTAAGTCTAGTTCTCTTTGCTTTAATGCAACTAGTGGGTCTTGTTTTTGGCCTCCTGCTTCTTCTTGTGCAAGTTCTGTTGTAATCTTAGCAATTTGTTGTGCAATTAGAGCCTCAACTTTAATTTGTGCTGCTTCTGGATCCGCTTGTAATTCTTGTTGCATCATAGGATCTTCTTGAAGCATTGCTCCTACTTCCCCTTGAGCTAACATTGAAACGTGTTCCGAGATATGTCCTTGTAATAAAGCCATCACCATTGGATTAATCTGTACCATTCTTGTTGCCATAAACGCTCTATGAGCTTGGATATGAGCTTTATGATCTTGTGTAGGGAACGCTTTAGGCATTTGCATTTGTAATGCTTCAAGGTTCTCGATTGCCGGATCTTTAGGTATAGGTTGTATTTCTGGACGTAATACTTGATCTATATCTTTAGTTCCCAATGCTTCATAAACTCTTCTGTAAGCTTCTCTTAAGTTGTGAAGTTGTGGATTAGATTGTGCAATTTTTAAATTTTCATTTGCTAACGTTACTCTTTGTGACATTGAGAAAACATTAGGATCTGCAACTGGGATAACATCTACTCTGTCATCGAAGTCTGTTTGTTTAACTGCTTGGTCTGCACCATAGACTGAATAAGGATAAATAGGGGGTAGATAGTCTGCGAAAACTTTACCTAGCATTCTAAACTCCTGTCTCATTGCATAGTAACATCTTTTGTGAATAGCTGTCATGACCCGTGAGCCACGTTCCAGGATTGCAATAGTCGAACCTACTGATCTGTTTTGCTCATCTAAGCCAACTGCCATATCCGTGATTGCTGCAAACTTTTGTCCTGCACCCACAACGAAGCCTAGTAGCTGGAAAAGCGTGGCGCTTGGTTCTTTGAAAGGTAGCATTTGAAACTGATCTTTTATATTTCCACCAGGCGCATCTACATCTCTGAACTCACCAGGTTGGAAAGGTTGATCATCATCCCTGATTCTAATACCACGGCTCTTGAAACCTGCTGGTAAATTACTTAAAGTACCTGCATCTAATAACTGTCTTAATGCTTGAGTAGCAGTTCTAGTTAAACCACCAATCATATGAATTAAACCAAAGCCATAAAAACCTAAACCAGGTAAAAATTTAAAGTGAACAAAATAATTCTGTCTGACTTTTAAATCGTCATCAATTTTATAGTTTCTGTAAATAGATAATACCTCATTACTACCTTCATCTATTGTTACAATATACGGAACCTTAATAGCTTTCTCAGCATTATCTACTTCAAACTCTTCTAAATTTAAATCAACATGCATTTCTAAAACAGTATGATCATATCTATCTTGACCTGTTGGAGTAACACCTTCAATCTTTTGATATTCTTTTTGTATTTGTGATTCTTCTGGTTGAGAAGGTTTAATCTCTACATCTCTGTAAAAACCAGCTTCCATTTTTTTTAGTAATTCATTTTCACCCATTCTAATAACATGAGTAATTCTTTCACAGTCTTGTAAATCTGTAGCATAATAAGGTACTACAATATCTTCTGCAGGAACAAACTTTGATACTGCTCTTTGCATAATCTCATCATAATAAACTTTTTTAAATGCAGATCCTGCTAGAGGTAAATAAAATAATAGTTGATCAAAGTCTGGAGTATATTCTTCCATCTTTTCCATTAACATATAGTTCATGAAATCCTGGACCCGTGTAGCTTGGTTCATCTTAGCTGGATCTTCAGTTCCCATAACTCTAACTCTTACTGGGCCATCTGAAGGTAATAATTCTTTATAAGCTTGCGCTTGAAATTGAGTAACGGCTTCTGCAAGTAATGGATGATGCACGCTTGCCGAGCCTTTAAACGGTCTTGTCATATCTACATATTTAAAACCTAGTAAGTCTAAACCTCTAGTATAACTGTCTGACCAATCTTTTCTTGAAATAACATCTTTTTTATATTCGGCTACTAATGAAGAAGCCATTCTTTTAAGGTCACGTTCATCCATGTCCTCTGCAATATTTTTATAGTGCTCATCTACTTCAGATACAACATCCTCTACAGAGACTTCTTCGTCTCCTTCTATCTCAACATTAACTTCTTCATTAATGTCTTCTGAACCTACTGGAGTTTCCTCCAGTAGATTTATATCTTTTTCTATTTCAGCCATTTAGCAAATATAAGTTTTTGTTTTCTTTCCTGCTAATACAACACCTTGACCTCTAGTAGTAACATCAGCCATACCGCCTGAATTGTATTTCATCATCTTACCTTTTTTAGCACCGCTATTAAGTTCAGATATTACTCTTCTCTTTTCAGCTCTAACATTACTGTCGGGTCTTTTTTTAGAATCTAATCTTCCCATTTGTTCAAGAAGATTCATTCTACCAGAATTAGCTTTAATCATTTTACCTGATTTAGCTTTAGTCATTCCGCCAGTAGCTTTTTTATTTTTATTTTTTTGGAACTCTAATATTCTAGCTTTTCTTTCAGCAGCTTTAGCTGCTCTTTGTTCCGCAGTCATTCCACCAAAAATATTAGTTTCTTTTTTTGCTGTAGCTATATTTTTGTTTCTATTTTTATAGACATTTTTATTTTTATAAAGCTTGTCACCTTTTTGAATTGAACCATCATCACTTGCATAAATAGATTTTTTGTTTCCTTTAAAAGGAACTGTTTTAACATCTCCTAGTTTTCTATTCATACCCATATCTTTAGTTAGGTTAGAAGGTAGCTTTCTATTTTTAGCCATCTGATCAATTGTTCCTTCTTTCGGTCTACCGAAAGCAATTCCTTTTTTATTAGCCATCATTTTTGATGCGCCATAAGCAGCGCCTGCAACAATTGCGGCCTTACCTATTTTCTTTAATTTATCACTTAATTTTCCCATGGTATTCTCCTTTAATTAATAATATATATATTTAGGATCCTTTTGTTTCTGGTCATACTTCTCGTCAGAAGAAATTGAAATAAAATAACCCTGACGGTATCTTATCATAGCTTGGGTAGTACTATCAACATAATCATCGTGTGATCCGTGAGGAAATGCTGCGCACTCTTCAATCACTTCTTCTGCCCAATCTTCTCCTTCTGGGTACCACACTTGACCACTTTCGAATATAGGTGATACAGCGTTGACCCGTGAATGTTTGTCTTGTCCTCTTCCTGGAGTGAAATCTATAACAGGTATCCCCATTCTACGCAACTCTTGAATTAATGACTGACCACTAGCTTTACCCTCAATAATCACGGTTTCTGGTTCCCAATATTTATATTGGTCTAGTGCTACAGCTTTTAATTCTGGAAAATCCCATTTACCTTTAATAGCATCTATTAGTATAAGAGCATCTGCTTCACCATCTTCTGGAGTAAATATACCCCAAGTCGTAATAGCTGAATAATCGGCTGTTTCTTTTTTTGAAAATGCTGTATCATAACTCTGGATAATATGATTACAATATGGTAAATTTTTATATGGATAAGGTAACCACCATTCTCTTTTTAAAAGTGCTCCCTCCTCTGAGGTTGGCTCTTGCATATATTGTGCAGACCAGTTCCTCACTGTCAAAGAAGCTTTTACCGTTTCTAATTCCTCTAGTGACCAATACTCTGGCCAAACTGGTTTGTTGGACGGTAGGATTGCTGGGAATGATACTGTACGCCATCTGTCTGATTTGGGTTGGTCTGATGCTTTTAGCAGACGACCTGTTAGATCGTCTTCGGCCCAACGGGTCATCACGAGAACAATAGAACCACCTGGTTGTAAACGTTGCCGTGGTCCGGCAGTGTACCATTCATAAGTTCTTTCCATTGCATTCTTAGACAAAGCATCTTGCTCTGTATGTGGATCATCTATGATAAGCAAATCAGCCCCTCGACCTGTGATAGATCCGCCAACACCCGCTGCAAAGTACTCACCGCCATGGTTAGTCTCCCACCTGCCTTTTGCTTTTGAGTCTTCTCTAAGTTTAACATCTCCAAATATATTTTTATACTCTGGACTATCAATTAAATTTCTTACCTTAGCACCAAATCTTCCTGATAATTCTGCGTTGTGGGATACCTGCATAATTTTCATTTTAGGATACTTACCAATCATCCATGCAGGAAAATAAACTGATGCAAATTCAGATTTAGTATGCCTAGGTGGCATGTTAACAATAAGCCTACCTACTTTATCTTTTGAAATTTTAGTAAATTCATCTGCAATTATTTGGTGATGGCCCCACTTAGAAGGTTCCTTTTCTTTTCTACAAATAAAATCTGGCCACATCTCTTGAACAAAATATAGAAAGTTGTCCTGACATAATTTAATATGTTCTATCATCAACTTCTCGAGTCTTAATCGAAGTTCTTCTGTGGTTAGTAATTCTTTGTTTACCATAAATATAAAATATATTTGCTAGGTCCCCTTTAGGGGTCCCTTAGACTTTTTACTTTACACTATTTTTATTGGCATAACAACTTACCTTTAAAAGCATTGGTCCCCTTTAGGGGTCCCTTTAGAGTTTTCACAGCATACTACTTCTATATATCCGACAAGGTTAAGGTAAAGAAGGCAAAAGGCCGGCATTAAATCTTAAAAATTCGTAAATATTTATTTTAAAAGTTTTTAAATCGGCTGGTACCTCTAAGGGACCCGGCCTGTTAGGGCCGGGCTTAGGGAAAATTTAAGCGGTAGCATTTAAGCTTGCTTTACCTTTTGCGATTGCTTGCTTTATATCTTTACAAAAATGTAAGTAGGCGTAACGTTGAAAGATGTCCCACGATTCCTCGGCCTCGCAAGGCTCACCAATAGAAGATGCCATCAGTTTACAATTTTCGTTATGATCTAAATTAAATACAGCGTGACAAAGCTCATGCAATGTAACATGTAGTAAGTAGTTATAACCTCGATCAATTGCTTTTTTTGTAATCCAAATATTTAGAGATCCCCCAACGCCTAGAACATTTTCATGCTTCTCAGTCGCTGAGCCGATTCTAACATTTATACGAGGCAACCTGCATTTTCTTTTTTTTGCTTCGTATAAAATATTAATCACTTCACGTCTTAGCTTGTAAGTATCGTCATTCATTTTAAAGTTATTTATTTGTTTTGTTTTCATTTTATTTCCCTTTTTTAGTTTGTTCATGCTGTTAATCTATCCCATCTAAATAAGATAATCAAGTACTATATTGTCACACCCCTAAACTAAGAATATGAGCAGCACCACAACCAAACACAGGACCGGTGCAAACATCATAAGCCGCACCAGCATTACAAAAAAGTTGTCCATTTTAAACCCTCACAAATTTATTATTGGTGTCATGCCTTGCCTTGCCCTTAGCTATTAACCCAACGATCACGCCTCGAGGATCTCGAAATCTTAAGTCATGAAGATCTCCATCTATAACCCTTCGGCCCTGGTATTTTTTGGGCAATGCATTCTTAAACACTACGGCCACGTTATGGCCCTGAGTCATTGCCAGCTTAATGTCTCCATCATTGGCCCCTGAGTCGCTGAAGGTGATATTATAATTTTTAATATCATGATCCAAATAATTCAGGACTTTTGTATAATCATAAAATTGAACATCAGGGTGCAGCTCCATTAGAGTCGAACCGCCATCAACTTTCATACGATGCCAGGCCAGGTCACTTGTACCGTTTAAACGGACCGCAAATTTAAAGCCCTGATTTTTTGCCCGCTGCTTCAGCTGCTGTATTTCTTTTGAGAGCTCCCACAAAAAACCATTTTTGTTTGTAAAATAATGCTGAGTCTTATTGATCCGGGCTTGCTGCACCGAATTCATTTGGCCCCGTCCTGATGTATTTAAACAGGGGTCAACACATCCCCCTGGACCAGTCACGGCCTTCGGGCAAACATTTTTACCGCTCATATTATAAGGTGCTAAATGTAGAATTGCGGTTTTATATCCGAATTTCTCACCCTTAGCCATTTTGGTTTGACTGTAATAATTTAATAAAGGCATCAGTTACCCTCCGTTAGTTCGATTAGTTCCTGAAGATCTTCACCAGTATCAGTAAAGTCCGAACGATCAAAACCAAAGCTTGCCGCTGCATCCGCTTCAGCTGCATCCTTCTCGGTCCACGGTTTACCAGCTGGCCAGCCGTTAGGGCTGCAGCTATCTTTTATTTTTTTTGTAGTCATTTTTTTATCTCCATTTTAGTTAAGCATCTTATTAACATGGGACTGGTTAACCTGTCAAACAAATAATTAATTATTTTTATTCTTTATATATATAGAGCTCACCAGCTCCAGGACCTGAACTAATGTTAAGGTAAAGAAGAGCGAAAAGTTAGTTATAGCACTTCAAGATTCTGAAACTATGTAAAGGTTTTATAGGGGCGAAAATCATGGTTAGGCACTTCAAGATTCTGAAACTATGTAAAGGTAATAGAGAAGCGAAAAACATGGTTAGGCACTTCAAGATTATGAAAGCCGAGAGGCGTGGTTCATGCGTCTAAAAATTTAAAAGCGTCATCAAGGTTCTTGAAACTTTTTAAAAGCACCAAGGTTCTCGGTTCACGCACCTCGAGAATTTGGAAGCCCCACTCCAAGTGGGGCTTTAGGCACAAAATATATGCCTTGCCACCATTGGTATTATGTTTTAAATGCCAATTAAATTGCCACTTTGATAGATTACAATTCTTGATATTATTTGCTTTGAGTTCAATCCAAATTGACCTACCATTTATAAGCCAATAAACATCTGGTATTCCATTAATTGTATTAGATTCTATGCGAAAAATTTGACCTTTTAACTTTAATAGTTTTATTCTATTCCATAGCTTTGATTCTTTAGTTTGCACCCATTATTAATAGGTCAATAATAGGTGCAAATCAATACTTATGCTTGTTTACTCTCTTCCATTACTAGTTTATCAATTTCTTTATAAGCTAGTTCTAACACTTCTCCCATTGTTATTTTATCGCTTAAATCAACTGCATGAGTTTTATTATTTACTTTGCTTTCAATTAATAAAATCCACTTTCTAGGGTTAAGTATGTTTTCAATCTCTTTTCTAAAGATTGTTTCACAACAGAACCAATAACCTTTATAGCTATTTTTCATATTAAGACCTCTCCATTATTTTAACTGATAAAGCTAAACCCATAACTGCCATAGTAAAGCCTAGCCACACATCAACACTAAAAAGAATTACCACACCTAAAAAAGCAACAGTAAAGCTAATTAGTACTAATGTAATATGCAATATTATATTTAATGTATCCATTAAGATAATATTTTACCTTTTAACTCAATAGAAGTAGATGGTTTTAAATAGTCTGTATATAACTTTGGCTCATCTTTTTTGAACTGAGTTGTATCAAATCTATTAACGTCTTTCTCTAATACCTCAAGAAAGAAATCAACAGTAGTTTTACCAATCTTAATATCTTTAAAGTTTTTTCTTTTATCTTTATAGTTATTAATTACGGGAACTATCTCATCTTTTAAAACAGTTCTTATTTTAGTAAGTTCTCTTATTTGATCTGTAATCTCAATATATTTAAACGCCTTGGTTTCTAATTTAAGGGCTAATACATCTTGAGTTTTTTTTATTGTATTACTCATTTTTATTTATCCTATTTTTAGTTTTATATAACTTATGTTATATATCCCATTGATAAATTATTTAATAAGATAAGTCAAATTAAAAATTAACTTTTTTTTAATGCTCTATATTGCTTATCTTCTAGGTCAATTCTGCAAATGCTATACTGACAATGAAAGTGCCCTCTGGAATAATCCATATACTGCTCAACATCATCATTGTATTTATTTCTTATAGTCTTTAAAACAGTAGGGCTATTACTCATATATTCAACTGTACTATCCTCTGCCTCTTCTAAATGATAATTAAATACTAAACATTTATGTATTTTTCTTTTATCATTGCCCTCATAAAAGGTTGAACGACTAAATATGTTTTCTGGTTTAACATCTAGCGTACTCCATTTATGGTAATCCCACAAATGAAGTTTTATTTTACCATTCTCCATAATTGAGAACTCATTAAATGACCATTTTTCTGGTGTGATTATCCCCATTTAAAAACCTCTTTAATTTTTTCCAACTTTAATTCAGTACATCTTAACTCTTCTTTTATAACTTCATAACTAGGTTGTTTTTTTAACATTTTAACAAATGCTCTTCTAACATGAATATCGGACATAGTTTCTACATCAATCCAATCTTGCTTACTTTCACTAAAATATTCTGTCTTTAAGTTTTTAGTCATTTAACCCTCTTTATATTCTTTAAATAGTTTTTTTACGAATTTTTTTAAATCTTTAAACTCTTCTCTAGGTGTAGTTTCATTAAACCACCAATCAACTTTAGTATTAATTTCTAGTGCATTTAAAATTTCTTTTTCAACAGTTTTTATATTCATAAATCCTTTAATACCCTATGCTCATAACATAGGGCTAGTTAATTTAAGCTGATAATTGCTTAATGCTTGGTTGTGGTATTGAGATTGCTATTTTTGATTTTTTAGCAATATCACTAATACATTTTAATACCTCTGAACCAATCATATCTGTATGTAGCAAGGTAATAGCTTCATCTTGAGCTTCTGCTAGTACATTCAACTCTTCACCTTTTTTAGTTTTATAAAAGGCTTTCTCTGTTTCCTCATGGCACTTATTTTCTAAAAATTTATAGAAATCAGTAGTTAAAGAGTAAGTATCTTTATTGTCAAAATCCCAACTAGGTATTCTTTCACTACTACTACTATAATTGTTATTATCCCAATTACGATTAGCTGACCAATCTTTTAGTTTGGTTTCTAATTTTTGAGAAGCGTCTCTTAACTTTATTTTTTTAGCATTGAGTAGTTTATCAATACTTTGAAAAAAAGCATTGTAATCACTTTCTGCTAGATCAACTGCTTTCAAATCCTTTTCAATTTGAAGCGTTTTAGTAAAGCTACCAAAGTTTTTTTCACTCTTCTCTCTGATTTCTGCAAGGTGCATACTTTTTATAGCTTGAATTTTAAGATTAAAATTTTTATTAATTTTATTCTCCCAAAACTCTTTATTGTCTTTACTTATTTGTTTACTCATTTTTTACTCCATTTTTTAGTTTATTTACTGCGAGTGTTTTTTATCATGTGACTTAACGACTAGACAAAAACACCCAAAAATTTTTAACAAATACTAAATCCACCACTTGCTCTGCAAAATATAGAGAACTCTTTTACATTTTTTTCAGAAAATGGATATGAGGCTTGTCTATCTTGTTTTTGATAAAGTCTATCCCATTCTGCAGTATCTTTTGTATTATAATCAGCAGGTGCTAAATCTTTATTTCTAGGAAGTTTATCTAGTTTATCTATTTCTTTTTGGATTTTAGCATTACCAATTTCAGCTTGTTTAAATCTTAACATGTAAGCTGATTGATATTTTTTAGTGTGACCAGATTTAATTAAAGCGTCAAGCTGATTAGCAATTTGTGTTGCTAACTCATTATCAACTTCAAAGCCAGAATTACTACTCCAACCCTCTAAAGTAATTTTATCTTGATTAATTACTTTAGTATGTTCAACTACATATTCTGCTAAAGGTCTCCACCACCAAACATTATTTCTAAAATAAGTACCAGATTGCTCTAAATATTTATGTTCTTTTCTAAAATATTTTTCCTGCTCTTTATCTGATAATTTATAAACATTGTCAGGTCTTTTTGGTTTTTCTATTTTTATGTTTTTTGGATTAAGTCCGTTTAAATCAAATCCCATTTTTAACTCCTTTTTTTAGTTTAATTAAAGTTAAATAGAGCATTATCCCATGTAAATAGGATAGTCAAGAAATTATTTTAAGTGATTAATAATAATAATATTATTATAATAATAAATGTAATAGGAAAAAATACAAAGCCTCTCACTAAAAGTGCTATAAAATCATTCATGGAACACTACATATAGTGTTTAAAAAATAATTCAAGATTAATTTATTTTTTTTATATTCTGTATTACTGCTGTTGGAATTATAGTTGTATTACCAATAGTATCAAATGTAGGCTTTTCTTTAGTCTTTATATAATCAGAGAATATTCTGGTTATACCTTTTTTTTGACTTAATAGATAACCTTTAGATACACACGTTGGTAAAATTTCTTTATTTAAATCTTTTGTATTACTCCAACCTGCGTCACCCTCAATATCAAGCCATTCTATCTCTACAAATGGATATTTTGTTATATCATTGCCCAGCGTTTTTGTATTCAAAGGAAATATTTTTTTAAATTTTCTTTTTGATTTTTTTTTATTTTTCTTTTTTTTCATATTTTACCTTTCTAAAAAATTACCATGGGCACTTCAAGATTCCTAAAAAATTCCCATATACACTTCAAGATTCCTAAACTTCATTCTCATAAGTTATATCGTTAGCTAATTCTTTTTCTAATATATGGTCGTCAACAGAAACAGTAACATTACCTACTGAAGAGTTAATAGTTGGATTGTGTATCTCATTGAACACAACCATCCAATTACCGCTATGAAGTAATTTCTTCTGCCGTAACGTTAATAATGTTTTTGCCTTCTCCGATCTTGGTTTCAAGTTCAGATAAGCGTTGTTCAAGTTGTTCACGAGACATGCCCTCCAATCCAATATGATTAATTTCTTTTTTATCTACAAAAAATCCTGCCATTTGTCCTTTTCTGTATTCTGCATTAATCGCTGCTGTGAATTGTCCTTTTTTTGATGCAGCATCTTTTAGTATGTCGTATGTTTTATACGCCCTTAATTTATCTTTAGAGTATTTGTCTGTCTCTCTTTGTAATCTTTTTTCTAAATATCTAACAACGTGAGGATTCATATCAGGGTTAAGTAATCTTGAAGCAATCTCAGTTGGCCCGTATTTGTTTTTAGATGTGTACCCTGCAAATTTAGCGGCATCAACTTTTGATATCTGGCCCCATTCACTAACTAATTTATCAACAAACATTCTCTGTTTGATTGTTAGCTCTTCACTGGTTTTTAAACTGTTTTTCTTTTTAGGCATATCTCAATATAACCGATTTTTTCCTGCCACCATATACCCTCATCCTAGAAATAAAAAAAATAAAATTAAAAAACAGGTCCTGGATCCTCTGTTTTCCTAGAACTACTAGGAATTTTCCTAGTGTTTTCCTAGTCTATTTTGCTCTACTTTCCTTATTTGACGCTATTTTTCCTAGTTTCCTAGTTATTTAGCCTATACAAATAAAAAATATTTTTTTTTTTTCTAAGGAGAGGGTATAGTAGGAAAGACCCGTGAACCGTGGTTGTTGCTTATTTATCACAGACTGTTACCATTTATTACAGTACCACGCATCTCGGATTATAATAAGTAACCCTTAAAAATACATCTCTAAAAAATATCTTAAATAAGTCGCACTAAGTAACATTAATAAATAATAAGTAACCCTTAGAAATGTATCTCGAATTATAACTTGACTTTTATTAATATGCGTATATCTCTAATGAAAGCTTATTATTCATTTTTAAGCTCCATTTTTAGTTAGGGTAAGGTCAGGTTTCACTTCCTGGCCTTATTTGTTTAAGGCACTCAGTATCCAATTCAGTCTCCCTCTTTTTCGTTAGCCAATGCCCAAGAAATTTGGTATCATTATACATGTTCCTTATACTGAATGTAAGAAGGGTACCACCATGACTAAGCTTTCACGGTAATAAAAAAAGTAGTCATAACAACAGACTTACAGTTAAATACATCTTTTCTTTTTTGCTCTACTAATTTTCTAAGAGCTCTTCTTTTATCTTTATCTGCTTCAAATTTTAATTCATTGTACATGGTATAATATTCACGCCATTTTATATGTTTAATATTAAATGTTATCTCCATACTCTTTAATGCTTTTCTATATCTAATCCTGACCTCATCGGGATCCCAACCGGCCCACCAACAAATCTGGTTAAAATCTTTCGATTCATTAATCCAGTCATGAGCTTCTAATTTATTTATAGAGGATTTACGATCCGTTGTTTTTAAACGTGCATCTTCAAATGCATTTAAAATAACATGTCTCCACAACTTCTGTTCTTGATTGATATGATTAGCTTCTATTAAATCCCGGGCCACTCTAATGCCCATAAGTTTTAACAAGTCTAGTGAGTAGATCATGATAATAGCCCTTCGATTTATTCCAACTTAATCGAGTTGCGACCTCATAATGTTCATGGACATCTTCAATAATATTTGTGATGTCTGCGCCTTTTAAATTTTCAAACTTAATATATTCTTTTATATCTGTTAATTTTTCTCTGGTATTCATAGACTCATTATAATTACTTTGAGTCATCTTTACCACCTTTGACCAGTTTAAAACTTACAATATTATCTTTAACTTCTTTTATTCCCTGACCTACATGAAGTGATCTTATATCCCTTGCATCATTTAAAAACTGTGGTGACATTGGATCATCATAGCCATAGCTTACACCGTTCAATACTGCATAAAACGTTGATATTACTCGATTATATTCAGATTTAGAAAGTCTTTTAGATAACGTGATTAACGTTTTAGTTAATTCAGTGATACCACCCGTTTTTTTTCCCTTTGACATAATCCTCACAAATCTTTAATGCCGTAACTATTTTAGCTTCTGAGGGCCGTGAAGCGTGTCTCTTGGTTCCTGATCCATTACAGAAAATGCATATATGTTCGATGTAACCGTTACTAACACCAAAGACAATTCCGCTGCCTCTACATTTATTACAATTTAGTAATTTTTTTGTTCTACCCATAATTATAAAATTATTTTATTTAATGCAAGACTTAAATGACAGTGGGTTCAGTATACTCTATCAGAGTTTAGGGCTCAAGGGTTCGTTCTTTTCTTCAAACGATTCTATAACTTTATTCATGTCAGCTATATCATTAGCTAACAATTTATTATCATGTTTTAATTCTTTAATTTCTTTACCAGCTTTTTTACAAATCTCTTTTAGTAAATCTTTTTTTCTAGTTAACACTTTAATTTTTTCTTCCATCTCTTCTATATTTCTTATTGCATCATCCATTATTCAATCTCCTCTACAACAACAAAAATACACGTTGATTTTTTAAATATTATTTGCAAAGCTTTTTTTACTTTAAGAGCTTCTTCTTTAGAATCATATGAAAAAGGATCTAATCCCAATTCTTGAGTTTCTAATACCTCTTCGCTAAAATCTTTTGAGGGTAATTCTAGTTCTAGAGTTTCAAATCTATTTTTTTTAAGTACATAGTATTTAGGCATTTGTTCTCCTTTAGTTAGTTATTAGATAAAATATTATTAAAGCTATTTCAATAGCTATTATAGTTTCAATCATTTGTAATCCATCTGGCTATTTTACCTTTAATAATAGAACCTTTTAATTTTTTCATTTTGTCTTCTACTAAAATTTTTATTACTTGAGCCCTAGAAATTTTAACACCGGGTGCTAGAACTTTTGCTAACTTACCAATATTGCCATAACAAGTATGGTCAACAGCTAAACTTTTGTATTTATTTATATCAGTCATTTAATTTAAACTTTTATTATTAATTTGTTTTCGTTCTCGAGAAGCTTTGTAATGATCGACACTACTATGATCACCAAAATAATGAGTATTTCTTTTAAAAGACTCTTGGCAATACCATGTATTAAAAAGATAATTACCTAATTTTCTACAATAATCTATAATAGAATTATTAATTTGAATGTAGCTATTATGATATCCTGTTTTTATGAAACCAATTTTTTTTAAAAACATAACTCCGTTATCAAAATTATTGTCTGGAATTTTTAAATAATCAGATTCCATTAAAAATACTTTTGGATTTTTATTTTTTAATAACATTTCGTTTTTAAATCTTTTAAGATTTACTTCATACCCATTTTTAGTACACATATCTTTA